GTCGATCACCAAGGGCTTGATCGCGTTGCGGGCGCTGATGTACATCATGCCCTCAAAGCCGTCGTAGTTGGCCTTGAGGTCACCGCTGTGCAGGCAGGTCTTGTCGGCTGCGCGGATGGTCTTCATCATGGCGTCGGCCTTGGCGCCCCACTTCTCTTTGGCCACGGCGTCGATCGCCTCGGTGATGACCTTGATCTGCGGGTCCTTGGGGCTGATCAGGAACGCAGCGGAGAAGGCAGGCTTGCCCTCGCCGTTAACGGTCTTGGCCTCAAAGAGCTGGGGGAAAGACAGGCGCACGTTGTTAAGTTTTACTTTCATGGGGAAATCTCCAAAGGTTAAGGGTTTGTCACGTCGTCAAAATCAGAAGCGGTCGCTGACGTAACCAGTGCGGGACGCTTATCGGAAACAGGGGCCACCGAGGGGGAGCCCTCGGACTGGGTGATCAGCTCAACGATCTTGGCCCACTGACGTGGTCCGATCTCGCCTGCCTTGGCCAGCTTCTCAAGGCTGGTGGGGCTGGCCAGCTTGTAGTCGTACATCTGGTCGTGCTTGATGCGCATGGACTTGAGCAAGGCCTCGGCGTCGTCGTCTTTGGACCAATGCCGGTTGCCCTTCTTGCCCTGCACCAGCTTGTAGCCGGGCACAGGCTCACCGGCCAGCAGGCGCCGCTCAACCTCCGCGCGCACGGCCTTGACCCACTTCTCGATCATGTCGGCGTTGGTCATCACACGGGCCAAATCGTCGTCGTCCGCCGTTGCGGGGACCACGGCATCGAAGTCGTTCATCACCGCTGTGCGGATGGCCGGGCACGTGGCCTTGGCCCTGCACCACTGGCAACCCTTGGGCGAGGGCACGAGCGGCGCGTCCGGCTGGTAAGTCAGCTCGGCCAAGAACTGCACCTCAACAGCAAAGTTGTTCAGCTCGTCTACGCTCAGGCTCCACTCAGGCGCCGCGCCAAGGCGGGGCTGGACGATGCCAACGCGCACGCGCTGGAAGTCGTAGGCGATGTCCCACTCCCTGAGCACACCGCAGGCGTACATCAGGAGCTGCGGGTTGTTCTCGGCCTCCACTTCGACGCCGCGCCCGAACTTGGCGTCCAGCACGATCAGCTCGTCTGGTGTCAGGATCACGGCGTCTGCTGTACCCTGCGCACCGGGCTCCATGGTGAGGTGGTCGATGCCCACGCGCTGCTCCACGAGCAAGCGCCCGTTGGTGGCCTTGACAACAGAGCGCACGTGGTCCACGTACTTCTGCACCGCCTGCGCCTGCTCTACCTGCAAGATCAACCCGGTCTCGGTGTCGGTCACGCCGACGTAACCAGAGGCGTCAGTGCCTGCGGCCAAGCAGTGCGCCGCCACGGTGTGCATCATCGTGCCCTCCTCGGCGCTGGACGATGATGTGTCGGGGATGTTCTTGGATAGCGCCACCGAGCCGGGGCAGGTCATCCAGCGCACTGCGCTGCTGGGTGATAGCTGGGCGTGTTCGCTCATGCCAGCTCTGCCAAGAAGGCCGGGTAGTCGGCAGGCTTGAGCTGGGGACCCTTGGCCGCGCCGAACTTGGCCAGCGCCGCTAAGACCTTGGCCCGGTCCTTGGGGAAGGTGTCGGTGATGGCCTTGGCCACCATGTCGTAGCTAATACCAGCGGTCGTCGCTTGCGTAAAGGTTGTCTCCGGGGAGTCGGTCGTAGCGGTCGTAGCTCCTGATTCCGCCTTGGCGGTAGCTGTTGGCGCCTCGGCCTTCGCGGCTTTGGGCGCCTTGTCCTTTGGGTAGACCACCTCGGTAACGAAGGTTGGCTCGGGTATGCGGGCGCTCTGTAGCGTCGTGTTGAGGGCGTTCACTGCGTCGGTGAGGCCCCGGATTGTGTCTTCTAGGCTCATGTGTGTATCTCCGTTGTTCCACAACACAATTATTGTGGGAGCGGCGATCTTACATCACATTTTGGGCAGTTGCTGTAACTTTTTAAAAAATATTTGTTGTAAACCACAACTTTCTGTTGTATGCTTCGCTTCCCTACAACTTTTTGGAGTACACCCACATGAACTGGAACCCCTACAAACGCATCGCTGAACTAGAGGCAATGCACATTAAACGCGTCGCCGAACTAGAGGCGATGCACACCAAAACCCTAACCGTGCTCGACACGCTTGGCAAGTGGGTGGTGACCTTAGAAGACCGCTTGCAAGAGATGAACAAACAGCTCAATCCCTACGCCGCGGCTCCCGTGCGCAGTGAAGGCGCGCCGGTGTTCACCGAGGCCGAGGTGGCTGATGCCGCCGAGCAAAAGCGCCTCAAGCACCGTGAGTACCAGCGGGCCTACTACGCCAAGCAAAGGACCAAGGCCAAGCAGCGCGAGTACGCCGCGGCCTACCGTGCCCGCAAGAAGGCCGAGAAAGCCGCGGCACAGGCCGTTGGGGGTACGTCATGATGCGCCGCATAGGATTACGCGAGCTGCTTGAAGCGCCGTTTAAAAAGCCCACGCCGCTGGAGGTGATTGCCGCCGAGCTGGCTGAGGCCCATCTGGCCAAGCTCCAAGCCGAAACCGGGGTTGAATTTTCACAGAGCATTGTGGACTACAACGTCAACCGAATCACACGCCTTAACGCACGACTGGAGGAATACAAATGAAAGACAACCAAGAGATAGCACGGGACTACACAGACTGGATGGTAAAGACCGGCGGCTTTGCAAGGGACATGACCCTGCGTGATGAGTTTGCTGGGCTGGCTATGCAAGCGTTAATTCATGATGATATTTTCTTTGAAGATGTTGCATTGAGTGCTTACGAAATAGCAGACGCCATGCTCAAGGAGCGTGCCAAATGACATTCCAAGAACAAATTAAAGCACTACCTGAAGCAGAGCAGATTAAATTCTTCCGCTCAATCATGGCTGTGGTTGATGCAGGCCACGCAGCAGGTGTGCCGCCAAAAGAGTTGGCGAATTTGTACGCTGATGTATACAAACAAATTAAGGAGAGAAACAAATGACTAAATGGGAGGTTGTTTACGAATCAGAAGAACGTGCACATGGACGCTCTATTGTTGTTGATGCCGCAGTAGATGTATGCCAAGTGTGCAAGCAAACCACTGATGTGCTAGGCATTGATTGCTCTGAGCATGAGTACCTAAGCTTTGTATGCTGCTCCCCTTGCTTTACTAAACTAATTAAGGAGAAAATTAAATGACTAATTGCTGTAACGACATAGGAACTTGCACCCAAGGCCGTGATTGCCCTATACGCAAGCAACGTATGAAAGAAGCAGATGATGCGTACATTGCAAGGGGAAACTGGGGCAAAGTTGCCGACCCATACAACGATGTTACTGAGACTTTTAAAGCATTGATCGCCGTGATTGCTGTAACCGGCGCAATAACGCTGCTGGCTTTTTTAATTTGGGGGAAGTGATGAACATCATTGAACTAGCAAAGCAGGCCAATGGCGAGCCAGCAAGGCCCGGCGGTGTCGATTGGTCTTGGGGTGAGCTTGAAGCCTTTGCCAAATTGGTGGTAGCCAACATTGACCCTAAGTCCCTTATGTCTTGGCAAGAAGGCTACGAGGCTGGTGCAGCACATGAGCGTGAGGCCATAGCGCAGATGTTTGAAGGTGCGCCTGCATTGGTGCAGTTTGCCCAGAATGACAAAGGCGGCTGTTTGATTTGTGGCTTTACACCAAAGCTGGCAATTGAATCAATCCGCGCAAGGGGAACAACATGAAAGAAGAGTGGCTATTCCCCGGAGCAATGGTTCCGGTGGACATGGAAACAACGGCGGCGCTGGTAACTGAAATCAAAAGGTTGATTCACGTTGTTGGTGGCATGGCCTTAGAGCAAGACTGCGTAGGCTGGTTTGGCTACGACACAGACTTGCGTCTTTGGTTTGAGACAGACAAAGGTGGTGATGGCGCCATCCCGCTATACAAAGCAAGGGGAACAACATGACAGGATTCAAAAGCAAAAAGGCAGCGGCGCTGGACGAGGAAGGGATGTACCTTGTGCATCACACCAAGCGCAAAGATGATGATGACGACGACATCCAAGTCTATAAGCGCCCGTGGATAAACCTGACGGATGCGGAAGCCATGCAAATATGGGAAGGAATCATCAAGTACGCGCCGGGTGAAATGCGGGTGAAAGACTTTGCCCAAGCCATAGAAGCCAAACTCAAGGAACGCAATGCGTAAGTCAACCCACGCCGACATCCGTGAGGCGCTCAGGAAGATGCCCGACGGGCTCACCGTGGTGGCCATCTGCTACATGACCGGGCTGCGACGTGACACCGTGCGCCTAGCGCTGCCCAACATGCCCGACGTGTACGTGGACCGCTGGGAGCACACCGCCAAGACCAAGGGCTACAAGAGCGTCGCTTGGCGCCCGGTGTACATCGCCGTGCCCGTACCGCCCAACCAACCCAAACCGACTAAGGAAGATAACCATGTTTGACAGCTACCAAAAGATACGCCTGCGTGACCTAGCATGGAAAACGGGCGACCCCAAGCCGGACTACACCAAGGCCAACGTGCGCCTTGAGGCCTACATAGCCGAGCTTCAAGAGACACGCCCCAAGCTGTTCCATAACCGGGATACGCTGCATAGGCGCGTGTTCATGGACCGACCCCGGCTCACCATACCCTACAGCCACGCCGTGCGTGACTACGACAACTCAACCCTCAAGATGATCGAGAGCACACAATGACCGGAATAGAAGAAGCCATCCACGCCGTTGGTTCGCAAGCCAAGATGGCCGACGTCCTAGGCTGCACCCAACAGAACGTCTCCACCATGCTCAAGAAGGGCTACGTGCCCACCAAGTGGATCAGGGCGGTGGAGCAGGCCAGTGGCATCCCCCGTGAGCGTCTGATCAACCCGGCACTGGCCGAGCTGCTGGCGCCCAACGACATCTGATAGACTGCCTCTCGAACCCGGCTAGGGGTGGGGTAGCTCCCCACACTGAAAGCGCCTTATCCACGCCCGCCGTCGTTCCTTCATTGGATAGCACATGGATGAACAATGACAAACACAACGCCAGACCTGCCACCGATCGGACAGGTCTTCAACGGCTCCAACATACCCGCGGAGCTGAAGGCCTTGCGCCGCTGGGCGGTCTGGAAGGCCATCTGGAACGAGAGCCGCCAGAAGTACGACAAGGTGCCCTACAGCGCCATGCACCGGGGGCTCTCCACCAAGAACGTGACCGACTGGGGCGACTACGAGAGCGCCGCGGCCACGCTGCGCCTGAACCCCACGCGCTACCACGGGCTGGGGCTGGTGCTCACCGACATCTCGGACGTGGTGGGCATCGACCTTGACAACTGCCGAAAGGACGGCCAGATTGACCCGTGGGCACGCGAGATCGTCGAGTCCATGGGCAGCTACACCGAGATCAGTCCCAGCGGCACGGGCCTGCGCATACTGGCCCACGGCGGCGCCGACATGGACTGGAACAACCACGACGTGGGCATCGAGGTCTACGGTGGCCACACGGCCCGTTTCCTCACGATCACGGGCCACACCGCCAAGCCCCGGCCCATGGTCCCGGCCAAGGCCGAGGTGCTTGCCGGTTTGTTCGAGCAGCATGGCAAGACCCGCAAGGCCGCTCCCGTGATCAACATTGCCATGCCCGACCTCATACACGAGCTGGCCCTGCCCGATGTGCAGGACATGGAGCTGCCAGAGGCCACCAAGGAGCTGCTGCTGCATGGGCCGAGCGAGGACGTTGGCGACCGCTCCGGGGCGTTGCATGCGGCTGGGGTCCAGCTCTACAGCGCTGGGTACAACGACGCCACGGTGCTGTCCATCTTCGCGGCCAGCCAGCCGGTGATGGACATAGCGCTGTCCCACCGCAGGCAGGACCCCGAGCGGGCTCTGGCCTACCTGTGGGTCGAGCACTGCCAAAAGGCCAAGCCCAAGGCGATCACCCGTGACAGCATCCTCTCAGACTTTGACGACCTCACCAGCGACCCGGAGGTCGCCGAGCAGCTAAAAAAGTCCAACGAGGCCAAGGCCATCAAGGAAAGCCGGTTCAAGCTGGAGACGGCCTCCGAGTTCGTGGTGCGCCGCAAGGCCTCGTGGATCATCAAGGGCGTGCTGCCCAACGCGAACCTAGGCGTGTTCTACGGGGCTTCCGGCTCGGGCAAGTCGTTCTTTGTTTTTGAGATGTTGGCCGCGGTGGCCCGGGGCATCGAGTGGCGTGGCCACAAGACCCGCAAGGCGCGCATCTGCTGGGTGGCCGCTGAGGGCCAAGAGGACATGCGCAAGCGCGTGGCCGGGTACTGCGCGCACCACGGCATAGACCCCAACGACTTTGAGATGCACTTCGTGAGCAACGCGCCCAACCTGCTGGACATTGACGACACCAAGGCCTTGGTCAAGCAGATCATGCTCAAGGGCCAGTTTGACATGGTGGCCATCGACACGCTGGCCCAAGTCATGCCCGGCGGCAATGAGAACAGCGGCGAGGACATGGGCAAGGTGCTGGGGCACTGCAAGGAGATCACCCGCGTCACGGGCGCCATGGTCGGGCTGGTCCACCACAGCGGCAAAGACGAGTCCAGAGGGGCTCGGGGCTGGTCAGGGCTCAGGGCGGCGGCTGACTTTGAGTTTGAGGTCATACGCTCGGACGAGGAGCGGGTGGCCATCGTCACCAAGATGAAGGGCGGGGCCGATGGAGAAGAGTTTGGTTTTAGGCTAGAGACCATCGTGGTGGGGCAGGACGAGGACGGCGACGACGAGACGACCTGCGTGGTGTCCTTCACCGACGGCAGCAGGCAGTCCGTGGCGGCGTCCAAGGGGCCCAAGGGCGACACCAACGCGCTGGTGTTCCAGACGGCCAAGGACCTTATCGACTTTAGCGGGGCGAGCCCCGTAACCGAGAACGAATTGATCACGGCGGCGGTGAGCAAGATGCCCGTGGGTGATGCCGGCAAGCGCGATACACGTCCCCAGATGGCCCGTCGCAGTTTGAAATCGCTTATCGAGGGCGGGTTTTTGGCCCAGAACGCCCATGGCCACGTGACTATATTTGGTGGCTCGAAGCCGCAAAACAATGCGAGTACGTAAAAAAGTGCTTGCAACAGTTGCAACAGTTGTGCAACAGTTGCATCTTGTTGCACGTTGCAAGTGCAACACTTGCAACACTTACCTTTAGGTAGTGTTGCATGTTGCAGAGGTTGTTGCGTTGCAGTTGGTAATTATTTGCAAAAACTATTGGTGGAAAGAAAACAATAGAATTATTTTACAAAAAAGATGTTGTAACAACAAAAAGCCGTGTACACTTCAGCCATCGCAGCAAAAACTGCGGTACTTCTCAACACAAACACATTGGAGTATCAAAATGGCTAAAGCAAAACTGGTGGTGGAATTGGACGAAGGCTCGGTGGACCGTCTGGGCGTACTGCTCGCACAGATCAAGGACCTGACCGATCAGGCCGACGCGATCAAAGAGGCGATCAAGAAAAGCGGTGAGTCGCAAGAGGGCTCGCTGTTCAGGGCCACGCTGGTGGACATGGACCGCAAGGTCTTTGACAAGGAG